CCGAAATGTGTGAAACAATTGAAAAGCTCTATAAAGAATATAAGACTAATGGTGGAAACTCTTATTTAGACATAAAGTATTCAGATTATATTGCAAAAAACAAAACTGAAGAATCTATTAAAAAAACGAATAAAAAACAAGCTAAAAAATAATGGCAACTATAAGTATCAGAAACTTTTTTAACAAATTCAGAAGGAAAAATTCATATTGGTATTTTACGAATAAGGATTTTGATGTTTGTGAAAAATTCGATGAAAATTTCTCAATCCTTTGGGGAAGAGGTTTTTATGAAATTTTCAACCCTATTGATATTTGTGCCGACAAAGTTTGTAACCTTCAATATATAAAAGTTGATGACAACGGGAAAACTATTGAATTTAATAATTTTGAAAAGGTTTTTATGCGAAAAGTGAATGATATTACAACATTTTCGCAATTTATTTATAATTATGCGTTCAATTATATGGCAAGTGGAAACGCATTTGTTCACTTTCTTAAAACAGGAAATTATATTTCCTATGCAAATGTTTTAAATACAGACCTCGTATTCCCAGATTATACAAATAATAAAGGAGGTCTTATTGTTTCAAAAGATAATAATATTAAAGGTTATTTCTATAATGATTACTTTATACCAAAAAAAGATGTTTTTTATTCTTGTTATTTACCACAAACCTTTAATAATGAAATAAAATTTGGCACAAGTCCGTTAAAAATTGTTGAAAGAAACATAAATTTACTATCCGCAGTCTATATGGCACGTTGGAATGTTTATAATAACAACGGGATGGCAGGAATTATTACAAAAAAAGCAACAAATGAAAACGCTTTTGATATGGCTCTTGACCCTGTTACTCAACAAAGTATTGCAACTGAATTATTCAAGGAATACAATATATCTAAATTAAATAATATTAAAGGAATTTCAAGTGTTCCGTTGGAATTTATAAAAACGTTAGCTACAATTAGCGAATTAGAGCCTTTTAGAGAAGTTCAAGCTGATAGCATTGCAATTGCAGCTGTTTATGGAGTAAAAAAAGAATTATTAGGTCGTGAAACTGATACAACTTTCAATAATCAAAGAGATGCCGAGAGATTTCTTTGGCAAAATACAATAAAAAGTGTAGCGTATGACGCTTCAGAGATGTTAGAAAGTCTATTTTCTCTTAAACCGAATGAGCATATTATACCAGATTTTTCTAATATTGAAGTTTTGCAAGACGATGAAAACACAAGAATCGAGACTTTATCTGAAAAAATTGATGTTTATGCAAAAGTAAAGGAAATAACGGGGGTTGATTATAATGATAAAATTATAGAAATATCAAAAAATATTTAAAATGGAAAAGACAGAAAAATTTACCTATTTAAAAATAAGGGACGCAAAATTAACAGAAAATAAAAACACCTATGCTATAGAGGGTTATGCTGCAACATGGATTAACGAATATCCCGTATTTGATTGGGTAGAAGATTTTGGATTTATCGAATTTTATGAGAGTTTTGAACGTGGTGCATTTGCAAAGTCTATTAATGCAAGGGCGGGGAAAGACAAGAAAAATTCAATAAAAATGTTATATCAGCACAATAGAAATCAGGTTTTAGGCACTCCTACATTGGAAGAGGATGAGATTGGATTAAAATTTTATTGTGAAATTGCAAAAGATGTCTCTTACGCAAAAGATGCTATTACATTGATAGAAAACGAAGATTTACGACAAATATCTATTGGATTTTCTGAAAACACATACACTATTGAAAGAAAAGATAATGATGAGTTACATTTGAAACATACAGAGGTATATTTGCATGAAATTTCAGTTGTAACATGGGGGGCAAACGAAGAGGCATTGATAACAAAGAACCGTTCAAATATAAACATTTTGAAAACTATTAGAGAATTTGGAAAAGAAAAAATAATTGAAGTATTAAACGCTATGACGAATACGGATAATACAGAAAAAAATAAAGACAAAGAGAATAAAGAAGAAAAAGAAGCGATGACGAATCCTCAATTCAGATTTACTCCTTTGCAAAAAAAGAAAATAAAAATTTAATTTTAAAAAACTTAAAAAAATGGGAAAAATTGTAGAAAAATTAAGAGAAAAGTACCAAGTTGATGCTGAACAAACAGCATTAATTGACGCTATTGAAGTAGAAGTTGAAAACTCTATTTCTGAAAGAACATCATCTATTGAGACCCTGTTCAATGAATTTAAAGGGAAAACAGCAGATGTTGAAACAATTAACGCATTGCGTAAAGAAATTGAAGCAATAAAAACAGATAATGGTTCAGAGAAAATTAAATCATTGAGAGAATCATTAAGAAAGAATTTTAGTGAAATTCAAACCGCAATCAGAACTAACAAACCTTTCGAGGTTAAAGTTAAAATGGATAGAGCAGCTGCTTTGATGACAGTTGCAAACACAATGACCGCAGATTTGAAAAAAACTTATGCAGTTGATGGTGGTTGGGAGGCCGTTCGCTATCCTGATAATTTTATTATTGATGTTATCGGAGGGATTGAGGTTGACGTTGTTCCCCCAATTGTGAAGAGGAAACTTGAAAAACCAGTAGAGGGAAATGCAACTCTTGTACAACCATCTGGTTTAAAACCTCTTATTTCAACAGAAATGGATATTACTTATTTTGAAAAAATAAAATATGCAGCATTATTTGAACTTGAAGAAGAAGTAAAATCCTATGAAGAAATTTATGCAAAAATTTTAGAATTGCTCAATGCACAGGTAATTAGAGATTACAAAGATGGCACATTTGCATGGTTAACTGGAATTGCCGCTCCTTATGTTTCATCAGCACTTTCAGGGACTATGGTTCAGCCTACATTAGGTTCAGCCGTTTCCGCAATTGCTTTACAAATTGCTGCATTAAATTTCAGCCCAGACGTTGCATACATGAACATTGCTGATATTGAAGTATCCAAATGGGAGCAAGCTCCGGATGGTCATTTTTTGATGCCACCTGTTGCAAATTTAGGTACATCTTTACGTGTTTATTCAGACAACTCTATTCCACAAGGATATATTCTTGTAGGAGATACAAGCACAGTTTCTGAAATGCACTCCGCACTCACAGTTCGTTTTGGTGGATATACCTCAACTGCAAAATTTGAGAAAAATCAAGAAGCAGGAGTTATTGAAATATTCTCACTTCCATATTTGCTTACAAGAAATGCTGGAAGTTGGGTGTATAACGATATTGCTTCTGTTCTTACAGATTTAGAAGCTCCAACGATTGTTCCGTAATGAATAAAAAAAATTAATAAAGTATAAATTTAAAAAATATTAAAATTATGATGCAAATTGAACAAAAAGAAAAAAAAGGAACTCCGATTTCTTGGGATAAAAAAGATGATTTTATGATTGTCAATTTGAAAAGAAATGGGATGGACGTGGTTGTTCATAAGGTTTTAGGCGAAAACCTTATTGCAAAAAAAAGAGCAACTCAAGTTAAAGGAAAAATTGTTAAACCTACTTTAAATTTTAAGTAAAATGGAAAAATATTGCAAAGATAATAATGTGCTTATTGGCACAAGAGGGTGTGATTTGACGGCACTTGACCCTGCCGCAATCATTTTTACCCCAAAACGTTTACCAACAGGTTTTCATACTGCATTTGACACTGATCCAGTTGAAGCCATAAAAGTGTTGATTTATGGAGATTTGGCAACAGAAACAAAAGGTTGCCCGATTATCTATGACCAAACTTTAACTCCAACCGATAATTCAGAGGGAGCAGTTGTTGGCAGCTATGGAGCTGGATTTCAACACTACATTCGTGGTGGTAACATGATTTATCAATTTGATTTGCCACAGAAATTCTGTAAAGCAAAGAAAATGATGGGTTTGAATAGTTGGGATGGTGGAGTTGTATTTCTCACGAAAGATAATCGAATTGTATTTGGAGATTATATTGGTGGGCAATATATTCCATTCCAATTGGTTACAAATTATGTTACTCCTAAAATGTTTGACAATAGAACAGACCCAACACTTATTTCTATTTACGTTAATTTAGGTGAACTTGATAATGTTTATCCTAAAATTTGGGTATCTGAAACTATTGATGATATTGTAACTCTTGACATGGAAGGAGTTATTGATGGAAAAATAAACATTTTGACCGCAGCAGCAGGAACGGTTACGTTAACAGTTGAAGATAGTTGTACGGGAGCAGACATTACAGCTGCAACTTATACAATTAGCACAGTAGAGAAGTATGTTATTGTTCAAATTAAACCAAATGGAACAAGAACAACTCTAACAACCGGAACTTATGCAAATGGTGTAATAACTGTTACAGGAACTTTTGCTAATTTGGATGTTTTAGAAATTTTAGCTGGGGTATCTTCGGCAGCTGGAGTTGATGCAGGAAACGATATTTGTTATTTTTATGCAAAAAGCGAACCTCTTGCTGTTACTTAATATTAATAATCTAAAATGTAAAATTGGGAGAGGGGGTTATCCCATCTCCCTTTTTTAATATAAAATCTATGACAACAATTGGAGAAGCATTAGGGACTTTGGGTGATGTATTAATTGCAACTATGAATACGTTGCATGATACATTAATTGAAACTCAAAAACAAATCAATGTTTGTGTGGAAGAAGTTGAATTAGGTTCAGGTGGCGTATATAATATTTTTTTGGTTGAACAAAATAGTGAAGAATTTAATATAATTAATCGTGCAATATCTGAACTTTTGCCAAATTTTAATGAAATAGTGCAAATATTACATAAAAGACAATTGCAGGGTTTAAACGTAAATAAAAACAAAATTGGGGAATATAGCAAAAAGGCGACAATTTCACGAGAAAAAGCAGAGGAAAAACTTGGTCGTGATTTGTCTCATATAAAATTTATTAATTCAAAAGGAATTGAATTTGTAAAATATAATTGGTTAAAATTTCATGAGGTAAGTAATGTTGCAGGTTTTGGAAATGTAGATTTAAATTTTTCGAATGATTTATTTGAGGGTTACAACACAATTCATATTGACGCTCAAAATTTAAGTAAGCGTGGAATAATAAGTATTGAAGCGGATGGAGTATCATATTATCAGGAATTGGTAAATAAATACGGATATGAGGCTTTTGAGCTCACTTTGGAAGAGATTGGTATAACTAATCAGAAATTAGAAGAAAAGGTCGCAGAATTAACATTTAAGGCATTGTGGTATGGAAAATAGATTTGAGAAATTAAAAACAACAACAATCAAAGAATTTCGTATAAAATTTTTCGAACAATTTGAAAATAATTCTGAATTGATTAAAGAATTTAGTAAATTTACAAACTTAAATAATTCAATGAGTTTATACGATGATTTTATAAAATATTCTATAAAAATATTACAGCAAAGAATGTTTGATGAGCAAAAAATAGGGAAACGAGTAGGAAATATTAATATTTTGAAAGCGAGATTGAAACAAGCGGAAGTTAATTTAGAAAAATATTTGAAAGAGATTAAATCAAAAGAAAATAAAGAGCAATTTACGGAAATAGGATTTGTTGAATGGGTTGCATCAGTAAGTAAATATTATGGATTTGAAATTAAGGGAGAAACTACAATGTTTGATTTTCTTGTTATGGCGAAGAAAATGAACAAAGATATAGATTTACAACAAAAGGAATTATATAAATTTAAAAAAAGAAAATAATGGCAGAATCAAATAATTTACAAGGATTAGCAAGTAAAATTACAGAGATTTTTACATCCGCAACAAAAGGAGTTGAGGAAACTACAAATAAGTTGAACGGATTAAGTGTGGCTTTAGAAAATCTTTCAAAAGTAAAAACAGATGATTTAGACAAGTTTGCAAATAATCTTAAAGCTGTTATTAACTTTGAAAAGGAATATACGCAACTTGCGACTAAAAAAATAGAACTTGAAAAAATGTCGGCAGATGCTGAAAGAGCATTAATTGCATTAAATGAAAAAAAGAATGAAGTTGCTAAGAAAAATAAAGCAACAGTAGAGGATTTAGCAAGAATTACTGAAAAGAGCATAAAACAAAAACAAGTTGAATTAGAAGCGATAAAAAATCACGCAGTTATTATTGAGGGAGAAATAAAACAGACCCGTGCGTTATTAATTGAAAAAGAAAAAATTAATTCAACAACAAAAGAACAAACAAATTTACTGAAAGCGGAAGCAGCAGTTGAAAAAGAAAGACAACGTGGATTAGCGGAAACCGCAGCAAAATATCAAGTTGTAGGAAACTCAATAAGGGAATTAGAAGCACAAAATAAATCATTGAGGGAAATTACAAAATCAACAGATATTGTAAAAAATAGTGATGAATTAGATAAATACAATACAATTATTTCAGCAAACTCTTTTTTGATTAAAGCAAATTCCGATGCCGCAACACAACAGGCATTAAATATTGGTAATTATAAATCCGCTTTGGAAGATAGTACTGATGGTTTAAAAACAAACGCACAGGCTTTAGATGAACTAAAAACAAAATACTTTGCAATCCAACAACAACTTTCTGCTGGAGGCGGATTAGACGCATTGCAAGGAGATATGGAAATGAGTAAAGATGAGTTTAAAGCATTGGAAGATGAATTACAAAAAGTAGCAAAAGAAATTTTAAACATTGAAAAAGCATCAAAAGGAATAAAGGTTGGGGCAGACGAAACGTTGAGTTTTAGAACACGTATGCGTGATTTGAGGGAAGAAATTTTGTCAATGGAAATGCAAATGGCAAAAGGAGTTCAATTAACCGATGAACAAAAACAGAAATATAAAGAACTTAATAAGGAGTTAATCTTAATGACCGACCTACAAGGAGATGTTAATAAAAAAATGAGTACTCTATCTTCTGATACGTTGCCTTTTGATAAAGTTGTTACGTCTGTAAATATGGCGGCATCGAGTATGCAAATTTATACCGCTGCAATGGATTTGGCGGGTGTTTCTCAAAAAAGTTATGAAGAAACAATGAGAACGTTTGCCTCGTTACAATCAATGATAAACGGATTAAATACTGTTGCTGCACAATTACAAGACGGAGCGACACTTTCCGTTATACTAAATACCGCAGCACACAGCAAAAATATTGTAGTTAAAAAGTCAGCAATAGCCGTTCAAAAAACACTAAACGCTGTCATTGCAGCATCTCCATATATTGCAATGGCAGCTGCTATAGCCATAGCTGTATATAAAATAAGTAAATATATCTATGAGGCAAGTGAAGCCGGTAAAATTTCAAAAGAGTTAAAAGTTCAAGTTGAGGCATTAGGAAAAGCAATGGAAGATTCGATAGATAATTATGCGGAAACGGCAGTAAAAATTAATAATTATAGACTTGCAATGGAAAGCAGCACAATTACAGCAAAGGGGAAAGAAAATGTTTTAAAAGCGTTAAATAAAGAATTAGAAAAAGAAGGAATACATTTTAACGATATATCAGAAGCACAAGAATGGCTTATAAATAATTCTCCTGAATATATTATAACACTACAAAAACAGGCAATAGCAACAGCAATGTTTTCAGTGCAAACAGAACTTTTAAAAGATTCACTAAAAAAATTAAAAGCAGGATTTGTTGATTTAGAGGAACAGACATTTGGGGAATCGATGGGAAATGTATTTGGTGCAGGTAATACAAGCCTTAAACATTTTAGAATTGAAATTCGTTCAACATTACATTCAATGAAATCTTTCATTAAGGATGGATTAGATTACCAAACGTCGGTTCAAAAAGCATTGGATTTAATGAAAAAGAAAGGAAGTGGAGATGAAACATACGTCTGGGAACAAATAGCAAAATATGCAGAAAATGCAGTAGAAGAAGGCGAAGACTTTTATGATGTAATGAACAAATTACACAATATGAAAACCGAAGATTTGCCAGTATTTTTACAAGAACAAACGATGAAAAATGTATTAAAAGAAAATGAAGATATTTATAAACAAATTCTTGGTTTGCAGGCAGAATATCTAAAGACTTTTGATGAGGCAGGAAAAGGAGTTGGAACAAAAACTTGGACTAAAAATTTAAAACTTGTACAAGAAAATTTTTCAAAATTGTATCAAATTTATGCTAATGAATTAAATCAAATATTAAAGACCTATCAAGATTTGAAAGACATGGGTTTAAAACCGTCAGAGTTTTTAGACTACAATCTTTTTCAACAATTATCGGGGCAAATTGTAGAAAATTTTGAACAAATGTCTTTGAGTAGCACTAAATTTACAGGTGAAAATGAAAAAATGTTCACATCTTTATTGCAGGTTCAGGGTGAATACTCCGAATCAGTTGCAGATATGGAAGAAAAAATGAATCTTGAACGTCTTAAAAAACTTCAATCCTTGCAAGAAAAAGCATTGGAAACTTACGCAGGGGAAGAAAATACAATGTTGAAGAAAAAAGCGGACAATGTAAAGAAATTGGAGGAATTGGAAAAAGAATATAATGGAAATATAACAGAGGAAAGAGCGAGAGCACTTGAATTTGAAATAAAAAATCTCCAAAATGAGCAAAAAGAAGTTGAACAAAGTTTGCAGAATCTCGAAAAATTGAGGTTGGAACATCAAAAAACAACGAACGATATTCAGCAAATGGAGAGCGAAATGCGTATCAAAATAATTGAATGGGAGATTGAACGTGAAAAATTATTAAGAGAAGATGCAAATAATGAAAAAATTGCTGAATATGAAGAAGAATATGGCGTTTTAAGTCGAATTTTGGGTACTTATTCACAAGATATTACAGATATTAAACGGCAACAAAGACTTGATGAATTAAATTTAGATAGAGAAAGAATTTTAGATGCAACAAGAAATGCTGAATTAAGAATACAAGAATATGAAAAAGAACAAGAAGAGCTAATTTCAATTATTAATAATCCAGATACTGATGAAGCTCGAAGAATAAATGCCGAGAATAGGTTGTCAATAGTTGAAGCAACAATTGAAAGCATTAAAAATGCTGAAAAGAATTTGAGTAATGATTTGATAAAAAATGACAATGAAACAAGCAAAATAAGATTAGAGAAACAAAAAGAAGAAAATGAAAAACGTGCAGAAGCGATTAATGTCGCTATCGACCTAACAAGAGAACTTGTTTCACAAATTAATGCAATTTGGGACAATTATGATGCGGCAAGACAAGCCGAATTAGATAAAGAATTGGAACGTATTGAAACGTGGAAAACTGCAAAGTTAGAAGCAATTGAAAATACGGCAATGAGCGATGAAGATAGGATTGCAAAAACATCTGAAATTGAAAAAGAGGCAGCAAAAAAATCTTATGAAATTGAAGTTGCTAAATGGCAATTGGAGGTACAAGCAGCAAAACGGAGGCAAGTTATGGATGCAGCTTCGGCAACATCCTCTTATGCGGTTGCAATGATAAAAGCACAAGAATATGGAATATTAGCTCCTCTTGTTATGGGTTTAGCAACTGCTGTTTATACGGCACAATTGGCAGCAATTATGTCTCAACCATTACCAGAAAAACCAACACCGCCTCAATATGCAGAAGGAACTAATTTTCACAAAGGAGGGCTTGCAATTGTTGGGGATGGCGGAAAACAAGAAGTTATTGAGGCAAGTGGAAAAACGTTTTTATCTCCATCATCAGCCACATTGGTAGATTTGCCAAGAGGTGCAAGAGTTTATAAAGATTATAACGACTATGTTTCTAAAAAATGGGTTCAAAATAAAACAAATGGCGATACTTTTGATGATTTTGGTATAATTAATGCTATTCAAAAAAATCGTTCATCTATAAGCCTATATTTTGATAGGAATGGAATTTATCATGTTTCTAAAAATGGAATTGACAGAGATACATATATTCAAAATACATTAAAACTTTCTAAATAATGAATGATAAGTATAGTGTTATTTTAAAACTTGTTTGGTATAATGAAAATGGACATCCACATTTCTATAATTATACCTGCAAACATATTATAGGCGGATTAAAAGAATTAGTCCTTAATTTGGAATTTGATAAAGAATATTTTTCTTATGCGTATAGACATTCGGAAACAACATTACAGTTTATTAAAGATGATATGCGTGAAATATTGAATTGTTCAACAGGAAATAATGTTGTTGATTCGGGTGGAAATAGGATACAAGACCATTCTTACATTGCTTCTGATAAAATAAATATAAAAATTATTGATAATCATACAAATATAGTGTTTTTGGAAAGTTTTTTAGATTTAAACAGACAAAAAATAACTCCAC